GGAAGGAAGGGAGGTTTAACACCGCTTGGTAGTCTGCATCAAATCCACCGCCAAAACGTGTACGATTAACACCTACACCAATCCCGACAAACATAATTTATTCGTTGTATAGGATTATTGAACCACTTGTTAAGGTAATGGATGTAATCCAATTATCATCAGGTAATGAAATAAACATACCTTGGCGTAATGTTACACCTGTTAATCCCATTGTAGTCATCATTGATGTGGATGTTCTATCCAATAATGCACTTACTACACAATCGGCATTAACTACAAATCCACGAAATCTACCTGTTGTGGCTGATGTTCCTGAAACAACTCTGCATCCTGTATATCCTGCGGAGAATGATCCTGCTGCTATTGACATAATTTTATATTTTTAATTTTAATTTTGTTGAACTTGTACCCCTGTAACATTGCCCACACCTTGTGCTTGTAAACTACCATCGCAACACTTACGGGAATACTTGCCATTCTTACATAGACAAGCTCTATTCCCCCCAGGCTTTGGCGAACTTCGTGATGGTGTTACCCAATGTTTACTCATATTTATAAAACGATTATTTATTGGAATGTTCTATTTGAATAACTTATACAATCCAAATGCACATAATATCACACCAATCCAAAAAAACACACTATGTGCAGTTGTCCATGCTTGTTTTTTGGCATCTAATACAACCTTTGGTGGTAGGGTAATGGTTTGTGTTATTCTTATGGTGTCGGGTTTTTGCCTTATCCATACTTTGATTTTATTGTAATGGCGTACAATCTTAACCCTAACAGAACCCGTGTCAATTTGGATAGTGTCAATTTCCGTGGTTGTAAACGTGTCATGGAAATATATTGAATCACGCACAACAAATGTATCAATCCTAACTTTCACCTTGCACAATTCGGGTTGTTTCTTACACGCCTTTTCAATATGATATTCTGCACTACATCCCGTAATTAACAACATCAATATTAATGCCTTGGTGGTTTTTGTGAATAAATCACATTTTACCACATTAGCAACCTTTACCTTTGCCATATACGTTTTTAATTTTTCAACCTTATTTGCCTTTGGGGCGTAGGTTTTTTTTACATTAGATTCCATCCAGTATAATTAGTTGGGTATGATGTTGGGTATTGACCTGCATTTTGGTTAGCGGTATATTCAGGGAATAACTGCGGATAGTAGCTCAAATAATCTACCAATCTTCTGCGGTAGGTATCCGCCATTGCCCGTGTACGTTCCACCAATGTACTTATTTCACCTGCATCGGGTAATTGAGTACCTTCGGGGGTATTCCTTACAATCCCTGCATTGCTTACCTCGTATCCGTGAAACAACAATAAATCAGCCATTGAATAATGGATAAGCATCGGTTGTACATAATCGGATACCAATGTAAGGTAATTGCCTGTTAATACATTATTCTTAACATCGGTCAATATCTTACGATACAATAACGTACCCAATAATTGTTGAACCTCAATATCCTGTGCCACCTTAATGAATGGCGTTATCTTATCAATATCAAAATTACCACTTAACTGGGTGTACTTAAATAAGTCATCCTTGGTAATCAGTAAAACATCATCGTTTGCGTACATGGTTTATTTATTTTTTAATGAGCCTCTATTTGGTAAATCGTTTGTTTTTACGGATGCTATATCCCAAGATGGTGGGTCAAATGGTACACCTGCTCTATCTGCACTTTGTGAAGATACTCTATCGTAATTGTCCACTATATCCCTCATGTTCTGTTCTTTTTCTTCCGATGTCAATGGTATGATTTTACCATTAATCTTTTTTCTTCTGTATGTCAATCTGAACCATTGGTGTTTACAATACACCCCACCCTTATACTTCCATATTGAATAGGATGATTTTCCCGATGGTGCAAATTGTCCGTTAATACCTGCATCACCCATTACATCAATATCCTCTCTACGGTATGTTACCCCCAATTTTGCATTGGCAACCATATCTTTACAAAATATGCGGCTATTATCTTGAACACGGAATGGTGCGTATCGGTAACGAATTAAATAAATACCCTTGTCATCCTTGGATTTCTCATCAGGGTTGGCAAATCGTTTAAAAAATTCGTGGCGTGATAGGTGTTGTTCGTTGTCGGGGTCATCCACAGGGGATTCATCAATTAACTCCCATACACTTTCATCGATAATTTGACCTTTGTCTTTTAAATATTCAATCCATTCTTGTTCGGCTTCCTGTGTGAATTCAGGTCTATCGGCACTCAATTTAGCGTCAAAATCATACTTTTTTTTTTGAGAACTAAATCCCATTTCTTGTTCCTTAACTTCCTCGGTAACTTCCTTGCCTGATAAATCGGTAAATTCCAAAGGCTGCAATGTTTTAAAGTACATTTCCAACGATATTCCATTGGCGTTTAATACTTTCTCTACACCCTCAATAATTAATCGTTGAAATGGTCTTATAACGATGTTATCGAATAATATAGATGCACTACGCAACTCATCGGCATTGTTGCCTAATCCTGTATTGTCTTTAATACCCAACAACATTGGTGATACAATGCGATGGGATAACATTATCTTTTGGGTGGATTCCCTTGATAGGAATTCGTATTGATTATGAGCATCGGATAGTTGAACTGGTGTTATTTCGGTTGCCGTTTCCTTGGAATCGTTAAAGCTTATAATTGCTCTACCTGCATTGGAAGAACCACTCCATTTGGCGTTAATTTGCCCCTCTATTGCGTTTCTTACCTCTTCGGGTGGTTGACCATTATTAAAGTTAATTAACATCGATGGTGCTAAACCATTTTTGATGTTGTTAATATGGTAGTTGCTAATCTCACATTCTAAATCTGCCCATTGTGTACCACCCTGATAATCTACGGGTGCAAAGTAGTACGATCCTGTTGAATAGGGTTTAACCACCAATATGCATTCATTCTCATTCTCATCAAATCCGAATGACGCAAATCGTTTAGGTTGTTGACCACGTTTCAACTTTGCCCAATCGGCACAGAAATACCATCCCTCAATTTCACCTTTATCGTTGCATCGTTCAGGGCGTAGGGTTTGAATCGGCCAATGAGATACCTTTACATAGGATTTCTTGTCCTTGGATTTCACACAATGAAAAGCATACTGCCCTAACATCTTCAAATCCAATGTAACGGCACGGATGCAATCGGGTTTAATAAGCTTTTTAAATTCAATATACCCCTTTAAATTCCTATCGGATTTAACTACCTCCAAACCTAATCCATACACCAAATCTGCAATACCTTTAATTGCGGCATTGTTGGTTGGTGAACCAAGATACAAATCAATTAAATACTGATAATAATCGTTATCCTCTCCGTATTCAACCCAATGTTTATTCTTATGCTCTACAATCGCAGGTGCGGTGTAGGATGCAAATTGCATAAATGAGAAATTCTGTTTTATAGTGTTATCCATTCGGGGCTTATATTACTTGTTGTATCCCAGTTCTTAAATGTCTTGTTGATGTTTGTGGATTCATCCGACCACGTTGCCAAATACTCCCACATTATTGCATCTTGATAATATACACGAATTAAACAATTATCTAAATTATGTGCAACATCTGCAATATTTGTCAATGATGGTAAATCTAATGTAACCCGTGTGCCTTCAATTAATACATTGCTTGTACCTGATACCATAATTTTGGTATTCTTATGCCATACCTGCACAGATACACTTGCTATCCCATTGAATTCAATGAATGGGTAAAATTCAATTATGGTACTTTGTAAATTGATAACCATCTAAATAATAAACGCAAAATTAAATTATCGTTGCATATAAAGAAAAACCCCCACCATTGGTGAGGGTCTAACCATTCAAATATGAAAACCTTAATTGAGATTAAGCAGGTACGGTGATTACTGTTAATACCTCTGAATAGGTTTCAGCATCTACGGGGGTAGGGGCTGCCTTTTCACTACCTACAAAGGTAAGGGTATTTAATCGGGCATCACCCATCTGTGTTCCCCAAGATAAAGAACCACCAGTTGAATCACATCCCTCATCTTCACCCAATAACCAAAATTGGTCATTTCTATCCCAAAGGATAATTCTCCAACGACCTTGGTTTAAAGTTTGGATGGTGTCCATATCCAAATCACCAGCATTGGGAGTTACTCCACTTGGTTTAAAAGATAGGGTAAAGGTTTGTGTGTACATAGTGTTTCCGTTATCACGGGAAACGGTTGGGGCAACTTCCAAGGTTGATAAACCTTTTAATTCCCAAAACCAACCTGTAACATTTACAGGGGTAGGAGTCGCACCATTGTTGATTGATGTTACCAATCCACTTGCATCTTTGGTTACTACGTTTGAAAAAACATAGGGTACGAAAAATGCACCACGAATACCACCCACGAATTGTTTACATGGTTCGTATCTATTAGCTAATGTATTACAAGACATTTCTATTTTTATTTATTTGTGTTTAAAAAAAAGGGGAGGGGCTTGTGTTTCCCTCCCCCATTATTCAATCTCTATTTCCTAATGAATTAAGAAATATTTAAAACAACTTGTTGAGTTGGGTTAGTAGCAATCAAACCACCTGTGAAACGCATGATGATACGCACGTTCTGTGAACCATCAATATCGCTCATGTCGATAAATTTCACTTCGTTGTAATCACTCAATAAACCTGTACCAAAGTGTAGGTCTGATTTCAATCCCAATACACAATCAGAATCGTTAAGTCCTGGACACATAGTAACAGGAATACCTTGGAAATTCATTGGCTTCTCACCAACATAGAATTGGAAATTGTAGTTACCTGCTGACAATGCGGCTTGGTAAGCTTTCATTGTGGTAGGGCCTACATAGAACTGATATCCCTCTTTACCATACAATGCGGATGGAGATGCATCCAACATTGCCTGTAAACGGGCAACAACGTTTGCACCACTTGTAACACCAGTTGCAGTTACTGTGATAGCGGAGTTATCCAATAGGTAACCAACCATTCCCTCATCAGCAGTACCATTGTAGAATAGGCTTGTTTTCCAAATACCTAATTCAACGGCTTGTGCTACTTCTGCCGCAGTTTGTGCCAATGCGAACTCTTCAAAAGTAGCGGGTAATTTCTCAAATGCAGAGAATCCTGCTTGTGCAGCTTCCCATGTAGTACGCAATTGATTCTTACACAATTGTAAGTTCACTTGCTTTTCTACGGTGGTTAAAACGTATTCGCCCAAAGTTACGCTTGATGAATCTGTGAAATCACAAGTTGCATCGGCAATAACGATGGAATTTTGGTAGTTACGAATCACCTCTTTGTAAGGAACATTGGGGTGAACGGTAATCAATTCTTTTGCAAGGGTATCACCCGACAAAAGAGCGGCCGCAATGTACTTATTTGCGAACAAACCTGCATAGGTGTTCGGGTTAATAGTTGGGCCGCTAAATGCAAATTTATTTCTCATTTTTATTTAGTGTGTTTTTAATGTTTTAAAATAATGAATCAAATACTCTATCCTTGATAGAAACTTCACGCTTTGCACCAATCTTGAATTTCAATTCTGTTTTGGTTTCGGCTTCAGGGCTAAACGATGCATGGGGTGCAGGTGTTTCCGCTAATTGCTTTTTTAACTCTTCATTTTCAGCAGATAACTTGATGTTTTCGGCTTTTAATGAATCGTTGCTTAATTCAATTGCAGATAAACGGGCTTCGATTTTAGAGAAATAAGATTCCTCCATTTCGGTTTTAGATTTCACAACCTTTTTAGGCATTGAATCTTTACCCATCATTCCTGTTTCTTCTTTTTCAATCATGTCTTTGGCTTCAACTTCTTCAACTACCTCTTCGGTAACTTCTTCTTTTTCAGTTGATACCTCAACAATTACACCTTTTTCATCGGTTTCAATCTTTGAACCATCTTCAAGAACGTACTCGCCCATAGGTACGGGAATGTTGCCCTCTTCGGTTACAATGAATACAGGTTCGCCAATTGCAAAGTTTTCACTATCCAATATTACTTCCCCATCCATTGTTTTCTTTTGAGCCATTTCCACTTCAATAGTGGCATCGGCTTTACCCAAACCAAGTACATCAAGTACACGATTCAAGGTATCTTTTGCGTTGCTCATATTAGTTATACGATTAATTTGTTTTGTGTTGTATTTTTATAGCGATTTTAACTTGGTAAGCATATCTAAAATTTCTTTTTGTTTTTCAAATGCTTTTCTAAAATCTGCGAATTCTTTTGATGATTCAAAACTCAATCCCAGTTCTTTATACTTTGAAGATAATTCATCTTTGACCTTGCTTAAATCAATGGTTTCATTTAAGTATTTTTTGATTTCATTTTCAATTCCTCGTGCTTTGTTTTTAATTTCATTGTAATCATTTAAGATTACATCTTGTGATAAAATAGCACGTGATTTTAATTTTTTAAAATCATCGATTAATGCCATTTCAACCTTTACACCTTGGGTGGCATCCATAAATTTATGGAATGATGTTTTGTTATTTTCCATTTATATATTCTTTTAAAATGTTTACTATTTTGTCCAATTTATCTTGTTCGGTTTCTACTTTGCTCATTTCGGTTGGCATGGATTTATCGGCAAAAAATCCTTCGATACTAAACCCTTTTACCTTACCAGTTTTTACAAAATCGTTCCAAATTTCATCGTTCACAATCTTCATTGCAACGTACCATGTACCTACGGGATCGTTGAAACCATACGCAACGGATTTATCATTTACATCATCCACCTTTAACCAAGTTTCAACCACAATTGCCCCATCCACGCCAAATTGGTGTTCAATGGTTGTTTTGGCTTGGTTGCCACGCATCATGTACAATTGGGATGCTTTTTCTATGGTTGCCTTGGAAAAGTAAACGTAGAATTCCTCCTCTTTGCCATTCAATTCTTGATGGCGATAAATTGGCTTGTTGGGAATTAATGCAGGGCCTAACAACACACGTTTTTCCGAATCCATTGTTTTAAACTCGAATTTTTGTTTGTTTAGGGCAATAAAATTGGATTCAATCGCAGGTGCTTCCACGATGGAAATTGCCTCAATGCCTGTGGCTAATTGTTGCTCATCCAATACTAATTCAACGATTCTCATTTTTTATCAAACGTATTATTTACCCAATGTTGCATTTTGGCTTATATGCCTATCCAATGATTGTTGTGATGTCATATCCTGACCTACGGCATAGGCTTTAATTGGTTTACGCATTACCCCACCAAACGCCTGTGCTAATTGTGCATTGTTGCCTATCTGTCCGCCAACGATTCCCACACTTGGGGCAAATGATGGAGTGGGTACGGATGCAGATGCATCACCACCACCGCCACCACCAAACTCGGATGGTGGATCGGGTAATTTAGTCATTGCAATTTGTCTAACCTGTGCCAACCCCGATGCAATAACCCCAGCGGCCAATATAGGGCCTATCGTTCCACCCTCTGCAATTGCCTTGGATGCACCTACATAAGTATTGATAATTGCCTGTCCAACGGCTAATGATTTACCCCACTTGGATTCTGCACCTACCAAATCAATTACACCTCCCAATGCTTGTGATACTGCATCTAATGTTTGTGCCTCTGCTTTCTTTTTATTTTCCGCAGTTTGATTATCGGATTCTTGTTTAAATTTATTACTTGCTTTGTAATTTGCTAATAATTGTGCCTCTAATGCGGTGGTGTCTTTACCTGCATCCTTTGCCGCTTGTATTTGGTTTTGGATTCTATCTGCCTCTAACTTAAATAATTCCTCTTGTAATTTCTTTTCATCAGTAATTGTGCGTTCAATTTCCAATTGCTTTTTTTGATACTGCAAATCAATAAACGCCTGTTCATCGGCTGCGGCTTTGTCTTGGAATGCCTTTACTTCATCATTGCGTTTTTTCTCACCATCAACGGCAATCTGTGTTAATTTTAATTGATGTTGTTCATCCAGTTCCTGAATTAACCGATTTTTTTCTTGTTTGGTGTATTTACCACGTTCAATTTCACGCTTGGCATTTTCTAAATCTATTTCCGCTTGTTTTACTGCTCTACGTTCCTCACCTTGTATTGATGCAATAATATTCTGTTGCTCTAATTCACGGATTTTATCACTTGCCGCTTTACGCTCTTCGGCATATTCCTTTGCTTTGTCTGCACGTTCTTTTGCCGATGCTTTTTCCTCGGAATCTAATTTCTTTTGTTCACGATTAAATAACCTACGCTTTGCCGCTAAATCTGTTTCCGCATTTGCTACATCAATAACCGCTTGACTTACTTTCTTTTTTGATTCTTCGGTTTCACCATTTAATTTTTGGTCTAATTGTGCAGCCTTTAACCTATCTTTTGCATATTTTAATTCTTTGGTTGCTAAATCCGTTTCGGAATCGGCAACTTGTTTTAATGCCTTTCTTCGTTCCTGTAATGTAGCATTGGTATCGGATAGTAATTCTCTTGCCTCGGCTAATGTTTTATTTTGTTGAGCTCTTGATTCTGCTAATTGTAATTCAACATCATCTAAATCTTGTTGAATTTTAGCAAGGTTTGCACCCTGTTCCGCAGCATCACTAAATAATGATGTTACTAATTCCAATCCTTTAGCAAGCCCACCCACTAATGTTGCGGCAAGTTTGGATACTGCTTGTATCAATGGATTAATTACCGCACTAAATGCAGATGTAAGTTGTTCCAATGAATCCATGCCCTCATCCGTCTGCTTTAATGCAGCTCGTAAGGTCATAAATATTCCAACTAATCCCGTTAGCACCGCACCTAATGGGTTGGTAACTAATGCCATCATTGATTTACCTAAACCACCTAATGAACTTGCCACATTGCCAATAGGGCCTGGCATTGATTCAAACTTCTCCGATAAATTTCCTAATTTATCCGATGATTTTTCTACGGCTTGTTTTGTGGCTTTGCCTAAATTATTAATTGCATTGGTAGCCGTATCAACGCCACCTGTATCAACTTTTATCGAATATTTGATATCTTCCGCCATGAGTAGTATTCCCTTTTAATTACTTTCCAAAATTGTTTGTATGATGTGATGTATTGATTTCCACCTTTGGCAACTTCCACGGCATCCCC